TGACCAGATGCCTGAACAGATTTAATGATTTGTTCAATTCTTTTGTCTTCTTCCATCGCAAACATTCTTGTTGCTGACATTTGAGACCCAAGAACAGCATTAAGTTTTGCTGTTGTTTCAGCAGCATCCGCAAATGTGTCAAATTTCTGTGCAATTCCAAGTAATTCTGACATTTCAACACCAGAGTTTCTTGCAGCAGCAGCTAAATTCTTGAATATCTTTATTGACTTTGTTCCTTGTGCAGCAAGAACTGACGAAGCAGCTGAAAAGTCTTTTATCATTCTTTGTGAAGATAGACCAATATTAGTCCCGATCATTGCAAGTTCTTGAGTTAACTCGGCAGCTTGTTTATTAGACACACCCATTGATTTGGTCATTATATTTAGGGTTTGTGTAAACTCTTGACCTGAAACACCAAGTCTTTGAAAGTCAGCTCCCATTGCTCCAAGCTGTTTTACTGATTCAAATGACATATCGTTCATTCCGATAAGATTATCATTGAAAGCTAAAAGAGCTTGAGAAGTGTTCTCCATGGATCTTCCCATTTCGTAACCTTCAAGCTTAACATCTGATAAAACATCTTGAAACTTAGTTCCAGCACCTGTCGCAGCAGCCATTTTTGCACCAGCAGCATCAATTTGCAAGGCTAGTCCAACGTAAGACTCCAAAATAGAAGCGGCAATATTTTGAGCAGAGAACATTTGCTTTGCTCTTTCATTAAATTTCTTTTGCTCTTCTTTTGAAGATGCAATTTTCTTTCCGATATCCGTCCAACCTTTGACGGTTTTCAAGAGTTTTGAATTTCCAAGTCCAATCTTTGATGCAATTCCTCCAAGAATATCATCATATTCTGATACATTTTCTTTTAGTTTATCTACTATATCATCTTGTTTGTCTAATTTTTCGTTGAGATTTTCAACAGTTAAATTAACTTCTTCGAATTCTCCATTAAACTTAGTTATTTCCTTTGTTAATTGATTTTCAAGTTTAAGAAGTTCTTGTCCTTCTGTGATGCCTTTTTGTTTCATATTGGAAATACTTTTTTGAAGATCTTCTATTTTTCTCATCTCTTCTAAAATTATTTCTTGCTGTCTTATTTCTGCATCACGCATCATGCCGAACTGTTCCATGGTGGAAAGTTCTAATCTCATATCATCAATCTTGTCTTTTCTATTTCTAGCTTCTTTGGCTTGTCTTCTTAAGCGATCTTCTGCTAAGAGGTCCAAAGTCCTGTCAAGTTCAACATGTTCTTTTTTCTGTTCGGTAACTTCTTTTGCATTTTTTACATCATTTTCATTCGACATCTATTATCCCTCGTCTTTGAATGGCCAAGTGATTCCCGTTGTTTGTTCAAAGTGTCCAACGGCTTGGTCCAACATCTCTTTTGTTTTTTGAGATTGAGGATGGTCTTTTCCATGCTTGATAAAATTATCAAGATATTCTTTTTCGGCCATAATTGCTCGAGAATAGGCTTTAACGTCTTCAACCTCTCCTCGTATCACAAACTTTAGTTTGGGGCCTTCATCGTCCTCTGAGAGCCTTTGATGAGCCTTTAAATCAGCAGTCATTGTAACATCTTCTCCATACATATAACGTAGAAATGTTTTGTTCCAATCTGCAAATGCTCTCATCCAAGATTCGGTTAATAATTTCTTTTTTGTAAAGTCTAGTTCCATTAGTAGTTCCTCGCTTATTAATAAGTAGTTTAATTAAAAAAACCCGATTATTATCGGGTCTTCTTTGATGCCTTTTCGGCGGCTTTGTTTTCTTCTTCATATTGTTGAACCAATCTTTGGTAAAACCAATTTCTTAATCCAACGGGCAAATTGTAAACTTCGATAAAAGACCAACCGCCATAATGTTTCATAAGAAATATTTGTTCATACAATTGTTTAGAATATTCATTGTTTAGGCCAAAAAAACTCCGCTCCAAGCGGCACCTCCAATTCTTGTTCATAACCACAAGATTTGCATGCAAAGTCAAATTTCAACTCAACATTTGGAGAGATTTCTTTGTAAAACTTTTTAAGAGTTAAAGAATCTTTAAGAGGCATAAGATCAATAAATTGATTAACCATTCCTTTGTCTTGGACACCATTAGCTGAAACAACCATTAGTTTGTATTGGTCTGTTACTGTTGATTCATCTTTTTTCTTCTTTTTAGAATCTGTCATTCTTTCCACAATTAAACGCTCTTCTTTTGAGGTTAATTGTTTAATTTCTAGAGTAACACCAGATTGTGGCAATTTTAATTCATAAAGACCTTTTTCGTTTGGTTCCAAAGAAGATCCATAATGAATTGATTTATCGTTTAAATCATATGTTACTTGATTTTTAGTGAAACAAGAAGGACATACAATTTCTGTATTATAGTCTGGACCGTATCCTGTTATTCTTGAGTCTATAAGAATAGCGTTTTTGTCTCCAATCAAAATAGAATCAAGTTGAATTGATTTGTCCACCAAGATATTTTGGATAAAACGATCAAGTACAATTCCTTTCTTTATTAAAGATTCAGATGTTAAAATATCTTCGTCTTTTGCTGTCATTTGAAAAACTTCAATTACTTCTTGATCTTTCAAAGGATGACCTTCGGGATATCCTTTTCCTTTTGAAGGAAGATCGACAAATAATGTCGGCTTAACAAAGTTTAATAATGGGTTTTCGGTTGGCTGTTGTGCGGGCTCAACCGGAGGCCCGATTCTATCATTGTTGTTTCTGCTCATTTTTACTCCTATTCTAAGCTAGCTTGATGTTTTGGTTGGTTTTTTGGTTGTCTTTGATTAACTCTATTTCTAATTTTTTCTTTCTTTTCTAGTTGTAATCCTGTGCTTGCTTCACCAGTTTGGAAAAATGGAGACGCTTCATCAGTTGTCTCTGGTCTTGCAATGTCATATGAAAAAGTAATTGAAATTTCATTTAATTCATCAGAGCTGTAATCTCCACCACCAAAATCAATTTCAGATATCAAGATATTTTCTATAATCCACTTCTCATTAGCATCATATTCTTTTTGATAATGTCTTTCGATTTCAATTTTATTTAATTTTCCACCAGATTGGATAAGAACGCCATCCAACCACGTTTCAACAAAGCCTTCATTATAAACACCATTTCCTCGAGAAATTAAAAGTCCAGATTTTTGTTGGTGGTCGTCGAGAATATTAGCCATCCCAAACCAAAACATTTGTGTAGACATATCTCTTGTTGTTATATCTGTTGTTTGTGGAATCATAACATCAGCAAATGTAACTGTTATTGGCTGCCACTTAGTCGGTCCTGGCTTGTATACTGCGTTACCGCCAAATCCTGTTTGAATTTCTTGCTTCTCTTGTGATAATTTTGGAAATTGTGCTGTCTTTACCCACCAAATAATACCGCCAAAGTTCAAGGAAAACCTAAACTTTGGCAATATTTTCATATCCGGACTTGTCCAAAAAGACATTTAAACCTCTGTGTTATCCATTAGTGAAGAAATCACTACCCGCTTTCGCACCGTTTTTAAATTCGCAAGATGCCCAATCGTATTTAAATGACAATGAAATTTCTCTCATATCTTCTGAACTATAATCAAAATCTCCAAACTTTACGTTTGTAATGAAAGCATTGTGAAGTGTCCACTTTTCAACAGTATTTCCCTCAGCGTCTTGTGTTTCAATTGAAAGTTCTCCATTGTTTCCAACAAGAGAAGCTTTAGTAAATGTTTTAAATGCATTATCCAATTCACCAAATTTTGGAATTTCATATCCTGCTGCTTGGATCAAAGAAAGTGTCTTGTGAACAACATCATTATCACCAGCTGGGTCAACAAGAGTTACTTCAACATCAGACCATTTGATTTTTCCGGGAAAATTGAATACGTGATCTGAAAAAGCGTGTTCAATTGATGTGATTTCATAAGATGGTGCTGTAACAGATTTAACGTACCAAGCTATTTCTTGATTGAAAAGTCTAACCAAAAATCTATATTTTCTTTTAGGATCAGCGGCTGGTGAACTCCAAAATGTCATAATTTATTTCTCCTGTAAATTCTATTATTAAATAGTGGTGTAGATTAGAATTCTACACCAGATCTTGAGATAATAAAGTCAACTGCAATAAACTCTATTGATCTCGTAGGCTTGATAAATATCTTAGCATACATGATGTTTCTATCTACCAAGTCTTGTGTTGTTGTTTTTTCATCAAGAACTAATTTAAACTCAGATATTCCCAATCTATTTTGAACATCAACCAATTCTCTTTCTGCTCTTGACTTAAAACGATTCCAAGTGGTGCTTACATTTTGATCAAACAAAATAGTATCAGCGATAAGTCCAATTCTGTATTTAAGGAAAATCAACAATCTTCTAACATTAATTCTGTTAAGAGCAGAATCTGTTTGTTGAAGTGTCTTTTGTCCAAAGATTACAATTTGATCCATTGAAGGAAATCTTGCAATTGGATTGATATTGTTTTGATACAAGTCGTCGCGATCATCTTTTGTTAAGTGCTCCCAAGTTCCTGTTATAATTGGACCTTGAGATCCACCAAGTTCGTTGATACCACCACGATTGAATCCTGCGGGTGCAAACCATAAATCTGAAGCTTTGTCAGACTTAGCTAGGGCACCAATTGCAGCAACCGATGGAGGCACGTACAATACGTCATTTTGGCCGCCTATTCTATCTCTTAAACGTACCCAGGGATAATAAGCAGCTGCATAAGATGTATTCAATTTTCTTCCTTCAAGAGAAGTAATTGTTCCATTGATACCACCAGTGGTAACAGAACCATTAGATTCATAAGCAGGCTTGTAACCGCCTTCGATATCGATAATAGCCAAGTGATCTTTTCTTTCAGCTGCAACTCTTAAAACCTCATCAGTAACATCTGTGTGTGTGATACCTGGGATTGCAAGAACATTATATTCAACGACCTCGGGATCTTGAACTGACTCAAGAGCTTTGAAAATAGAATTATAAGCATAAGATTCTTGTCTTGTTTTATCTGTCAAGTTTTTATTTGAGAATGGCTCAACTTCTTTAAGATCTAATCCATCATGTCCTCCAAAGAAAGGGACTCTAAATTGACGAACTTTGTCTTGGAAAAGGTTTTTAATTGAACCTTGAGCTTTTGAATAAGAAGTACCAGCATCATAAGAACCTGATTCGTAATAATATTCATTTGAATTGGTATTGCTTTGTACAACATCATCAAGAGAGAATATATAAGAATACTCATGAGAAGCAGGAAGTGATTCATTTTCGCCCAAGTGATGATTTAAATTAAGTGTTGCATTGCCGGGAAGAACTCTTACCAAATCAATGAAAGAGTCGTCTCTTGTTGTTGCTGTCGCTCTATGGTGACGAACACCTTGGAAATCTGTTTTTGCAAAGTTCTTTCCATTTGAATTGGCGTTTTCTACTGTGAGTCTTAAAGATGGGAACACAAAAGAACCTGAGAATGCTTCAGGAACATTAGCAAAAATATTAGCATCTCCACCAGCATGAGGTACATTAGCATTAGCCACAACTGATGCGTGAGCATATGCTGTGTTACCAGATAAAGGAGTAACAGCTTTAGCAACAACTTGTGAACCACTTACAATTGAAAATCCTTTTGGTCTTAAAGGACCAAGACATCCAACAGGAAGAGCATGAGCGTCTTCTAATTGTTGAGAAGTAACAGCAGATGCCATTTCAACATAAACATAATTTGATTTGTTTGTGTATTCTCCTCGAACATTGTATTTTGTGTTTGTTGCATCCCAAGAAAGATATTGGTCACCAATTGCTTTTGCAATATATTTTTCTGATGAAGGATCTAAATTAAGACCTGAGAATTGCTCAACTGCATTTCCGTGCTTATCTTGTATTTCAAGTGTAAATGTTGAATTTGGTTCAACATCATTTCCAAGTGTTAAGTCTTTGATAGCAACTTGATACCCAGCTTGCAACCATTCACCTTCATGAAGAGAAACAAGACGGAATAGTTTTTCTCCATCTGTATTATCTTCAGATTTTCTGTTTAAGAACCAACCTGTTTTTGCTGGTAACATATCTTTTTTATGATCTCCATAATTTAAAGAACCAGAATCAAGAGCCAAGATAATACCTAATTGAGCACCAGCTGTTGTTGAAGTTCCACCATATTCATGAACAGATTGTTCAAATGTTTCACCAAGAAAATAGTTTTTGTTTGTTAATCCAAAATTTTTGTTTGCCTCAAGTAATTGAGGGTTAGTATTAAACTGGTTTCTAATGTATTTCGAAGAACCTGGTGTGAAATCAATAGTCTTTTTTGTAACTTCTTCATCACTAGCATCTCTTACTTCAATTGTGAATCGATTTGCTGAAGTACCTACGGATTTAATCAAAGTACCAACAGAAGATGTAGTGTCTGTTACGCCATCACCAGCGATAGTTCCTGATAATTGAACCGATCCACCGTTAACATAGAAAATAGCCGCTAGAGAACCAGTAGCATTTGAATCATGAGAAGCTGAAGGTAAAATAAACAATCCATAAGCTGATTTATTGTTGGCAATTGTAGAAGAAGGATTTGAAGAATTAGCAATATTCCAACCAGCATATTGAGCATCTGTTGTAGCATCAGCAGATTTCTCTCCTAATAGTCTTAAAAATGTAACAGGAGTTGTTTCTGAAGCTAAATGAGCTTGAGCAGCATAAACAGCATAAGTTGGCCCAAGAGTGTTACCATCTCTCCAGACATCGTTGTTCTTATTTCCTTTTCCAGAAATTCCCAAACCAAATATTTCGTTAAAATCTTGAAGATTTTTAACTTTGATTGGCTTCATAGCAGGACCTGAAAGAGAGCGTCCAATAATAACTGGGCCGGTATCATCAGATACAACTGATGGTATTTGGGATTCATCAACTTCATTAAGTTGGATTCCTGGTGATATAAAATCAAATCTTGTAGGCATTTAAATTCTCCTTAAATAAACTTTTTTCTCTAATAAGTAGTTGTGAAAAAACTGAAACGCTTAATCTCTATAGTCATTATCTTTCTTTTTCCATGGAACTTTATCACCAACAATAGATCTTTCATCAGTTATTCTTATTTTTACTTGATTTTCTCTTCTAGAAAGAGTTGGTCGAGTTCTATTAAAACCTTCTCCAACTAAATATCCAAGTACTTTAATTTGAACTTTTGTTTCAAACATTCTTTCATCTTCACCAATATTTGTTGTATTATTATTCATAGAATAATCTTGTTGAATAAAAGCTTCGTATCTGTGCCCATCTCTTTTCAATAAAAAAGAATTAATTTGCCCTGTTGTTGTAATAAATGGTTGCATAAGATCATTCATTTGCTGTTGATATTCTGTTCTTAGTGTTATAGAGTATGTCGTGTTAACATAAACAGGGATAGGAGCATTGTAGGTATTATAGATTATCTGATTATTATCTTTTACTTTTCCTGTTTGTTGTTGGTTATTTGTGTTTCTTGTTCTTATTGAATTTTGGAAGTTTTGAGTTTTATCCTGATTAATATTAGAATCAACAGGTGTTGCTCCACCTTTATAATCTTGTTGTTCAAATAGATTTGCTTGAAATGATCCTTTAAATGAAGGATCTTTTGTGATTGAATCACGATTAACAGTAATTAAAGGCAAGATTAATTTACCAACTTTATCTCTAATTGTTTGATCATTCTTGATTTGCCAGGTTCTTTCAGTTCCAAGCCACAATACTGGTACTTTGAACAACCCTTTGTTTGTTGTTGTATGAAGATCTAAAGTATTTTCAACCCATTCATAAATGCTTGTATCAATTGTTTCGATTGTTGAAGCTTTAAATTCAATATTTTTTGTTGTCATTGTTTACTCCGCATTAAATACGCCATCTCTTGCTCTTATACAATCAGCAATAATCTCAAATTGAGTGTCGGCTTGGCCGAATAGGTGTTTTGGTTCATTTGTCTTTACAATTTCATAAAAAATTGAACCATATCTAACAAAATCTCCTTCTCTTACAAAAAGATTTTGATCTTCTGTTAATCTTCTTTTATGAAACATGACCTTTAAAGTGGTTTTTTTGTCTAAACCAATATTGTCAATCACATTTGTTTCAACACCACCATATTCAACTCTTGCAAATACTCTAACAGGAGGAAGAAAGGTTTTCTCTATGGCTTCACCATAAAGAGGATGATAGTTCGTATGTTCAATATCAATTGGAAAATATAAGATTTGTTGGCCAACAACTCTCTCGATGATTTCATCGTTGACTTGCTTTACAAGGTTTTTCTCTTTCTCTCCAAGAAACATTGGAGGAGGCGGAGCATCTAATTTTGACCATTTATCATCTGACATTTATTTTATCCTACAAAGATTCCGAGAGGTGCTTTCTGTACAATAGAGTTTTGATTCTCAACCATGTTCTTATCTGTTTCAATAAGTTTATCATATGTTGTCTCTTCAAGTATTTTTCTTAACTCTTCTTTTAACTTGTCTTGTTCTTCTTTAGCTTGACTCAATAGATCGGAAGCATTGAGAGTTATATTGTCTCCCGGTATTGGTATGTTACCTCCAAATTTGCCTCTTATTTGGCCGAGGGTCTCTTTTGAGAGCGCCAAAGCAAATCGCCTTATCCATTGCTTACCCATTGAGTTGATAGACTCATAGGGTATGTTTTGGAACGGCAAAGTATTCATATTGTTCACGCCATCTTGTCCAACATTTGTATCGTCTGTAAATGGGCTTGAATTCCCATCAATTGTGAATCTAAACCAAAACTTCTCCGGTGAAACAGTGGAAGGTATTGGATACAATCTTAATTTATTATCAATAATTTCATATGAATAATGCGAGGTTCTTGTGTAAAGATGATCTTCATAAGAAATTGCTTGAAGTTTATTTTGCCATGCCGGAATTACTTGAAATGAAGAATCATCAGCATATTGACCATAATTATGAAAGTTTCCAACAACATTAAGACCACCATAATAACCATAAAACCTCCACATTTGTTGAGGAGAAATATAATACATTTTTCTTATCTTGATTCTTTTGTTCCCAACAGAACCAGAGAATGGTGAGCCTGATTCTAAAGATGCAGAATAAACAAGATCTTGAAGGTCATAATCTTGTTGTCCAGAAACAGTTGAGATAGAAGCTGAATAGATTGGTTCTGTTCCTCCAACACCTGCTTCAGTAGCAAATTTATCACCCATTTTAAAAGCATAGTCAAAGGTGAACTTTGGGTATTTGAGAGAAGCACCATCTGCTCCTGCTGTTGTTTCGCCTTTGTGATCAAAAGAGGCTGTTGGAGATCCAAGAGCTGGACCTAAAGCATTTTTTGCTTGATGTTGATTTATTATATAAGAGTACTCAAGAACTGCTTCTTCATAATTGGCATAAACATTTTGTTCTGTTAATTCAATATCAAGAACATCACCTCCAAGTCTTTTATAAGTAAATTTGACTTGTTTTACTGCTCCTGTTATAAATTCTACTGATCCTGTGTATATACCTAAAGGACAAGCATCAGCAACTTTGGAGTAAGTTCCTGTTACCGGAAGAACAATTGCCGATTGTGTTGAAGTTGGTGTTAAAGTTGGTAATGACATACATAAAACCTCCGTTCGAAGTAAATAGTTTTAGGATAAAGAAAAGCCCCAAGCAATTGGAGAGGCAAGGGGCGAGAGCGGAGGACTAACATATGTTAAATTTTTATTCTTCGGGAGATTGTTTTTTGGCTTCGGCTTTCTTTTTCTCAGCAGCAGCTTTCTTTTTAGCAGCTTCAGCTTTTTTCTTTTCCTCTTCGGCTTTGCGTTTGGCTTCCTCCTCTGCCTTTCGCTTTGCTTCTTCGGCTTCACGCTTTTTGCGTTCTGCTTCTTCTGCTATTCGCTTTTCTTCTGTTTCTTTTTCAAGTCGAGCGTCAATGAGTTTTTGGTTTTGCTTTTCTACACCGCAACGACGTGCAACCACAGGATCAATTTCTTGTCCTGTGATTCGCATCTTTCGTACGAGTACTTTAGCTCTTTTTGCTTTACGTCCCATAGATCACCTATTATGAAGTAGCAAATGTTGCTGCATTGTCAGCATGTTGCGCGATAATGTGTCCAGTGATGTACCAGTAAGTACCATCTGAAAAGCACTCAATCTGTGAGCCGGCTTTTGCAGAATTTGTCCCACTAGCACCTTTTGCAAGTGTTACTCTAATTTCTGTATCACCAACAACCGCCTCAGTGGTTTCGACTGATGCTCCATTTAACAAATGAACAATAGAGCCTATCAAATAATCACCTGA